ATTTTGAGGTGTCTGACCACCACCCTCAAAATAATTACGTACATGTGTAATTAAATTGGGGTCGTCGCGCATAGCTTCAAGTACCGGCATATAAGGTTCCAGCTCTCTAAGCTTGCTGTTTAACCTTTTTGCCTCTCTACTTGAATCACTATACCTTTTTTTCATAGTCTCTGCATCACTGCCAGAAACTACTGATTGAACTTCACTTGGGCTCGACAGTGTATTATCACTGTTTATGTCCGAGGTTGACGGCGAAGGTTCGTCTATTATACCGGAATTAACACTTTCATCTAATGCAGCAAAAAAGTCATCAGATGTGTTAACATATCCGGGTTGAGAATCATCACTTTCGGGGGCCATCTCAGCGTTACCTACTTGTTCTTGACTCATGTGTGATTTCCTTTCACTTTAACTAAGTTAAAACAAAAACAATTAAGATAAAATGTTTAATCTTACACATGTTTTTGTTTTTTTACTCCAAGTAAAGCCGCTCTTACACTTTCTGTTACCACCTTTTTCAGGATGTTCCTTATTGTGTTCGGCCTTACTTATAACTTTAACATTACTTTTACTATTATTTGATTTATTACTGTCTAAATGATGAACTACCTTACCCTCAGGAGCATTAGCCTTATTTCTATAATGTGTTTGACTGCTTCCATCTATCCACCTACCATTCCGACTGCCTTTTCTCGACATACTAGGGTATCTTTCTTTCTTCCAATTAGCCATTTACCCAGTAGAATTATTACTTTCTTTAACACTTGCCTTCATCTCAGCCTTCATCTTTTCAAATTCACCCTTCATTAAACCTCTAAACAACTTTTGCTGAGCTTCAGTCTCAAGAACATCTTTTCTTATTTCAGTGCCAGCCTCTCCTATCTTCATTTTAATGCCGGCCTGAACAAGTTGACGTTCTAATGTTTCAATAGTTCCTTCTTTATCTTTCATGGCTTCTTCCATCTGAGATATCTGACCTTGCATTTGAGAGTACATGGACTTTCTTTCAATAACTGACTTTTTATTTCTAATGTCAGTCTCTGCTATCATTGCTATATCATCAATCAATCCAGCCTGGAACCACCTAAAATACTCCTCAAGTAGAGCCCACCTATTAACAGGCATCGTAGCTCCAGCTATAATCCTGACATCAAACCTTGCACTAGCATAATCTCTATATTTTCCTATTGCCTCACCATAATCATTATATATAGGTATATTAATTTTTACTTCTTTTTCCTCTTGAGGAACTTGGCCTGCTTCTGGCTGTACAATTCTAAATACCTTTTCTACTGAATAATGTTTTTGAGCCATCTGCTGGAACACTTTCCCTAAATGTTCTAAACAAGGCTCTACTATACTACCCATCCATGCTTTTAACCTTCTTGTTCCAAATTCATCATTCGCAAGTAAACCTCTATATGTTTCAGGTTGTTCTTTTGTAAATCCCATCATCGTAGATGGAACACCACTTATATATTCAGCGTCTGACTTTCCTTCTTGAACGACTGTATAAAAAGCATTGTTTATAGGAGCTGGTAATACTGGTGTTGGAGGTGTAAACCCCTGTCTAAACTTCAATAAAGCCCCAGGAGACGAAGAATATTGTTCCCACTCTTCTTCAGGAATAGAACCTTCCTCATACATCCACCTTAGGTTAGAAGCTAAATTAGCATTATGTAACATAATCTGATGAGCTTTATTTATTTCCTGCTGTTTACCAATAAGAGGAACAACTGCGCTCATTGAATAGGGGGTTCCGCTGTACATATAAGGAATAGGAATTATAGGATATTCATTAATCGGAAGCTGGTACTCATACAAAAATGTATCATCACCAACAGTACAAGTCAGCATAATCCTATTTTCATAAAACTTTATAGCATCAACAATAGTCTTTTCTACACCTTTACCTGAAGATAGTATTTGATAATCTTTTTCAGTCATTACCTGATTTACAATAGTACTGGCAGCTTCTTGAGCTTGAGACATCATTTCCATTTCATGTTCTTCTATTGCCTGAGCAGCCATTTTATGAGCTCTTTCTAACTCCAGTTTCGCTCTTTCTGGTATTATTTCGCCAGATTCCAAAGCCTTTTGTAGTTGCATTTGTTTCTCAACTAAACCAACTTCAATCTCTTTACGATACTCCTCAATCTTTTCTTCTATTTCACCTTTTAATAAACTAATCTCAGCTGGAGTTGGCTTAACGGTCATAAAAACATTTCGATAAGCTAACTTCTTTTTAGAATAAGTTTCATAGTATGGAATAATATCCTCATCCTCAGCGTCTAAACTAACACCCATTGTAATATCTTCAGGCTGAGTACTGAATGATTCGTCTGTATCTCTTTGTGAATAAGATACAACTTCTGTGCTTCGAGAAACCTTCTTTATTTTAGCTTCATGCTCAGGAAGCATATTTATCAAACTTGACCTTGAAAGATTCTTCCTTATAGTTATAAATGTAGCATCTCTAAATAAAAAATCCCTACTAGCAGGGTCTACATATACATCATATGGCTCAACTCTTTTAAACATTACCTCACCCATACCACGGTCAGAATCTCTCTCTACATCTACAAGAAAATATCCAACCCCTTTTGTAAGGGCATCAAGAGCAACTTGACTATACAATGACTTACCATTTGATAAATACCAACAATAATCTGCTATATCTGAATGAACTTGCGCTGTGTCTACATCATCGCCAGTAGCTCCCACTGCTTTCCATCTTGGATTGTTAGCCGTAACAAAATACTTCATTATTTCAATAATAGGAGTTACCCTGTTAATAATGAATGTAGGCATACCAGCTTCTTGTAATGCATCTACCTCAATTTTTGAAAGTTGCTCGTTTAAATAAAAATCAAAACCTTTCTGGCTAAGAGTCTGCCATCTCTGCCTATGACTACTATTAGCTTTTTCCCAAAGCTGTTTGTTAACTTGAGCTCTCTTTTTATTACTAGTTCTCGGCATTGCCTACCAGTCGAGACTTTGAACGCTTACCAAATTGTAGATTTGGGATATTCCTTGAAACCACCTTTCTTCCACTCATTGTAATCTTTTATTTGTTTTTTCGTATATTTTTTCTCTGGCCCTAGTCCTGGAATAGAAGCCAATTCTTCGCCTGCTTTTGGAGCGTTTTTCTTCTGTTTAGGAGCTACTTTTTTTTTATCCGATGCTCTTGCGCAACTGTAAGAACGACCATCCCAAGAAAAAGAATCGCCAGATCCTTTGCCCTTGCAATTTTTTGCAAAAGCTGATTTAAACGATTCGGCTTTCTTGGATTTCTTTGCGTACTTCGGAAATGCTCCGCCCTTCTTCGTTACTTCGACTCCTTTTAAATCCTTTTTCGAGATTTTACCAGATTGTTTAGCCGTTGATGGACTTATCTTTTTTCCCGTTTTCTTTTCCACAGCTGACGCTGATTTACGGGCTTGTTTCCTTGCACGACCTCTTTTAGTAAGGGCTTCACCAAGAATCCATTTGTTCTGAGACGCTCTTTTTTCTCTGCGTTTTGATAGTTTACTCATTATCTTTCCTTCCTTTGTTCACTTTGTTAATCTCCTATGATATTATGCGACTATCCAACTTTTGGCTTTTCGCCTCTTTGCTTTGACCCACTCACTTTTATCTGCATTTTTAACAAAATTTGGTGGAAATGAGTGCAAACATGCGTAATAAAGTGTTTCAATAGTATCATCATGAGCCATTCTTGGTCCAAATGTAACAACTTCGTGCTCTAAATCAAAATGGTTTTTACGAATATGTACCGTTCCCATGCTAAAACGTCCTGATAAACCAGAATATATGCGATTTCTCTTATTAGTTCCACCAGGTTTTTGAGGTATTACTGATACATCAAACTTATTTAGCCTTCTTCTTTCGTCGTTAAGTGCTTGAAATATACTTCTATTCATAGCTACGTCTTCTACTGTAGCGCTCATGCAGTGATATTTATTATACAACTCTATGATATAATCTACAACACCCTTCTTGCCAATGATTTCCCCATCAATCCCCTTGGAACCTATCGTTGGAATAGACCTATGTCTTTCATATTCTATGATATAGCAGTTATTATCAGAGTCAACAGCAACAACCATAATAACACTAAAGTCAGAATACTTTGTATCTATATCAGTAGCAGGATCACAACCAATGAATGTATTTACTGGTCTCTTTTCTCCATCAATAGCAAGATAATTAATACCATCTTCGTGAGAATAATATCCATCCCAATACTTAATATGGTCCCTACGCCATACAGAGTCTTCTTCACTCTGCACCTCCATCATGTACTCTTGGTAGAACTTCTGAGACTGCCCTGAGTCTCTATAAAACCTTTTCTTCTCTTCAAGTTTCTTTTTATCAAAGAAAGACGGCCATAATACTTCACCACCGTCTTTTATCGCTTTATATGTAATAACGTCCCAAGCAAATTCTTTGTTTTCGTCCATAGCTTTAGCATGCGATGTAAGAAGATTATTAATAAAGCTATCATAGTGAACAGGAGTACCGTTAACCCGTAACCTACCAGTATG